ATCCGGGGGGGGTCGCCGGCCCTCGACGATTGCGTGACATTCCTTGCAATATCCGACGAGGCATCCCCAGTCGTATCGGGTTCGTTCGTCTTTCCATCCGTTGACATGATGCACCTCTTCGGCCAACCGGCCGCACCTCTCGCAATAGGGATGGGCTAACCGATACGCCTTTGAGCATCGATGCCATCGGCCGCCCCGCTTAGTCATGACAGTGACACGGGATTGATGTCCCGTCGTCCTCATAGAGACGGCCCTGGTTCATGACCTGTAATTGAATGCCCTTAAATGACCTGTCTTTCCGAAAGGTCTTGCCCATTTTCGCTTCCTCATTCGCCCACCAATCGAGTTGTTCAGGCTCATGCTCGGCAACCATTTCGATGCGCCCTCGGCTCTTCAAGTAGCAACCGACGCAATTCCCCATCCAACGAGGTATCCCAAGCCTGAAAGGCTGCTCGTTCCACCAAGATTCGACATCTATGAGCGTGTGCCCTGCGTGATACATAGGACATATGACCGTCTCAGCCTTGCGGTCGCCCTTAATGCGATGAACGCGCCGAGGCTCGTCATATCTCAAACCGATAGCGTTGTTCCAATCATCGAAACCTTGGTCCATGATGAACGCGGCCGAGGCACGTATCTTGAGATTGACCGTGCATATTCGAGCAACCGGATTCGGTAAATATTTCTTCTTTTCAATCAATGCCGAAAACGGTTCGCCTTTTCTTGAGGCGGTTTCGTAATCGACGACCTTGTATTTGGTTTCGGGGTCGTACTCGATCCAATGAACCGGACACCACCTCGATTCAATTTCATGCACAAACTCGAGCGTCTTTTCATGCTCGAGACCGGTATTCGAAAAGACTACTCGACTGTCTTCTGGCAATTCGCCATTGTATGCGTCCATGATTCGGCGAAGCATGAACCCAGAGGTTGCGCCTCCTGAAAACGAAACGACAAAGGGGGTCTCAATCTTGTATGGATTCATTCTCTAACGTCCTCACGACCATTCGGGCATGGTCTATATCGTGCTTCAGTAGCCCTATCGACAGCCATTCCCCCCGAGACGGCCGCCAGAGGATCCGAGGAATGCCCCCCTCTCGAGCGGCCGCCTTAGTCACCTGGCGCAACCACGCCGGCAACCTTGCGATCTCGGTTCGTTTGACCTCGTAGTCGATGCGCCCAAACTCGTTCTCGAGAAGCAAGTCGGCTGCGCCTTCATATTGAGTGCGATAGCCGTTTCGGGTCGCCGGCAACCCCGCCTCTTGGAGCCTCGCCAATGCTTCAAACTCCCCCCTATTCCCCTTGTTCTTCGGATGCACCATCATCGTCCCCTTCGTCGTCGTCCATATCGAAATAGGTATCCTCGATCATCCGCCGTATCGCAAGAGTGTTCCCCCAGGAGCGGAAGAACCGCGCCGTTTGAGGCACCGACGCCTCAGTGACGGTCCACATGACCACGACGCAATCCGCGCCCATATGCTCGACAAACTCACGCACGATCCGCCTCGAGGAAGGCGGTACGCGGCCGAATAGTTCCTCGAGACTGTCAGTCATCCCCATTGCTCCGCCATTGCCGCCGCTATGCCCTTGTATGTCCGGCTCCGATGCTTCCATCGCTCCGGCCCTGGTGGCATCCGATGCACGACCGGATCTCGGCCTTCGACAACCTCCGAAGGCTCCAGAAGTGGCAACCCCTTAAGCCATAGCCCCGTTTTTTTCGTTTCAGGGTGCCCGTGCTGCCAGGGTTGGATGTACTGATCGGGCTTGCGTATTTTCGAACTGATGACCGAGACGGGGTTTTCGATTGCGATTCGGTCCACTGGTGCGTCCATCAATTCGCGGACGAACTCAAGAGCGGCCGCCTGTTCTTCTTGACGCTCTGAAAACCACCGAGCGCCCGAAACAGCCAAGAACCGACAAGGCGGATGGGCGATCATCAAATCCCAACCGAACGAGAGAGCGTTCATCACGTTCATTTTGTAATGAGGGCCAGGCATCTCCGAAGGCAATAGGTCGCACGACCAAGCATCGTGCCCGCGACGAATAAACGCATCGCGGACACGGCCCGAAAACTCGCAAGCGACGAGAACACGCATCAAAAACGCCCCCATTCCGAGCCGTCTCGAGTGATCTCAGCCGCCAGAGCGGTCACAAGAGAGACGACCCCCGAAGCGCTGGACGTGAGCCATGGCGGAATGTAACCCGCCGATCGGCTCCGCTTGCGGGGGATCTCTCCAGGCGTCGGAACGGACGAGATAATCGTCTCGAGATGGTCGGAAATCTGCTTTCCGTTCATCACCCCTAGCTCGTTCAACGTGTAAACCTGAATCTCGGTTCCGTCCGGCAGTCTTTCCCACCGTCGGCCCTCTTCATCGACTCGCAGCGGACCCACGTCACTAGTCTCGGAGGAACCGTACCCCGGACCGATCACCCTCCAGCCGGCTGCGTGCGCCTTCGCCGCTTGCGCCTCGCTGACGGCATACGCCGGCCCGTCTCCAGGACCGAACGCCTTGAACTTCGGCAGATGATCGACCGGAGTAGCTTCGACCGATCCGCGCTGATTATCGAGCCACTTGAACGCCCTATCCCACCGGTTCCGATGTTCCTTGGTTCCGGGCTTTCCACCGAGGTCTGGTCGTCGCACTTCGTGCATGGAGACTTGCCGATTCAGAATCGTGGCACCATACGCGGCCAGATTTTCAATCAACACGGCCCGATGCTCGAGGTCATCCGGTTCGAGATTGCATAGACGTTCGGCGGATTCCATCCACCGCTCAGCCGCTTGATGATTTCGATAGCCGGCTGCCGGCGCCTGCTCCTGCGCCTGCTCTGCCGGCGCTTGACTGGCTGCCGGCTTCGCGTCTCTCGCGCTAGTCGTCGGTGCTAGGCCTTCGGCCGCCCGCGCTAGCGCGGAGAGCGTAGCAGGCTTGTCAAGCCGGCGCAAGGGGGGCGCTGGCGCTGGCGCTGGTGCTGGGTCGTGTCGAGTCATACCACCACCTCCACGCCTACGATTTTCTTTCGGTTCTTCTTATCGGTTTGGATCGTGCCGGCGATCCTCGCGCCCTTGGCGTATGCCTCTTCGGCGCGATCGCCGTTCTCGTCCCATGCCGCGATCCAGCCGGCACTGGTGAGGATCTTCACGCGGTTCTCAGAGGGGCGCTCGAGTTCTCTGATCTCGTAGGCAGGAACGCCTTCGGGACGTGCCGGCGCCGGTGAGCTGCCGCCCTCCAGGCGAGCCACCATATCGATCATTTTCGCGCAAGCGAGTTCAACCGATTCAGGCTCTCGGATCATGATTTCGGGGTCGTGCGCCGCTATGACGGCTGTGATGATATCTCTCATGATGAAATCACCACCGTCCGCTTTTTCACGTCCTGGAGAGCCGTTTCGAGCTTTCTCACGGCCGCACGTACGCCCTCCGGGGCGTCGGTTCCGTAGGTCATCAGTGCCGGATTCCATTCGGCAAGGTCTCTGAGAGCCCCCTCCATGGCGTCCACGAGCGTCAGCACGTTTTCGATATCGTCCTTCGGGTATTCGGTGTAGATCATCGCTCGCCCTCCTCTCGGATCTCGAGGGCTGCCATGACACAATGGTCGTAGGTTTCTGGTCCGCACGATTCCAGACCCGCAGTCAGTAGCCTCACGGTGGCATCGACGACTGTAGTATTCTTGTCGTGGGCGAATGCTCGAACGGCGTTCGCCATGAAAACGGGAATAGCGACCTGCGTTCGCCCGTCGTCGTAGATGCGGACCTTGCGACCGCCCGCGCTAAATAGCTCTAAAATTTCCATTCTGTCGGCTTCCTCTCGTAGTGGCGCCGACTGGTGAACGGTATCACCCATTATCGGCGGTATCATGTTAACACTACCATTATTCGACCGTGAGGACCGTCGAGCATTAAATTTCTCAGCCTGTTTCAAGGCTCGATCTTTTCCGCGTTGACCGTGACCGCTGGAAATTCCCATTTCTCGGATGTTCCATTGTTCTCCTGGACGCGGACAAGCCCGCCAGAACCCCGAAATCAAAACACACGCCCATTCTTGTAATTCATTCATAGTTCAAGTGTTAACACGTGAACCACGAGAACCGTCGTCAAATGATCCGATTGAGCGCTTCTTTTCGTTTATCACACCCGCAGGAGCGCCCGGTCTTGGCCTCGTAGAGCTTGGCGGCGCGTTTGATCCCCACTAAGCGGAACACGCGCTCGAGCTTGTCACCGAGCATCATCGGCCGCGATTTACGTTCACCGATCTCATATCGGTAAGTATCAGACTGTGAATCCTGAAGCATATGCCCCTCCAACTTTGAACCACTTGACCGCTTCGCCTTGAGCTATGAACCCTGGACACTTGCACGAAGAATCAGGGAATTCCGGAATCGAACTGGTAAACGACGGCCCAGTGACCGAGTTGACCTGGGTAAAGGCTATTGAATTTCCGCCCGATGTTCCTTCAAACAAGATTTTAAAGGCGAAATTGTGCCACTGTTGCAATGGCGAAAGCTGAGTGTCATAGCACTCTTCGGAACCGTTTTGGGGCGCTTCGTCGATGGTGCTGATCGCCTCGACTGGATATGAACCACTCAGTTCGACGTAATACTTGCCGGTTTTTTTCTTGTACCCAAACCAATAATCGTCGCTCGTCGATGTGTAGCAAGATCCCGAGACATCCCAGTTCACACAACTCACGCCGCTAGGGCACTGGTAGTTGCCGAATCTGAGCCGCGAGCCGTCTTCCATTGTGTAAAAACCTGATGTGACGTTCGCGCTTCCCGAATCGTACCAAGTGATATTGTCACCGAACGTGACCGGATTCGGTCCGGATGCTCGTTGCATGGCAAAACGATATTCCAGATTCGCAGGCTTCACGATTTTATCCGAGAGAAGCCCCTTGCCAACCGTGACTGTTTTCCAGTTACCACTAGCGCAATACTCCGTCCATATCTGGTCAAAACATCGCTGATTGCAGTCGTCTCGGTCTGGTCCAGGCGGGTAGGTTTGGGCGCAACACTGACTATCGCAATCGCATTCCGAAAAACATTCATTTCCCAACGAGCCACAAGGGCCACCGTTTGGGTGGTTCCAACAACAAGAACTTTCATTACACGCCACCCCACACGTCGACGAACAATAATAGGCGTTGTTAGTTACTTTCCGAAACGCGTATGAACTGCCCCATCGGCAATTTCCGAGGGTTTGCGGGTAGCTAGTGTAAAACTCATTATCGGCAACCATACCCCCGAGAGCGCTTGAGCATCCAATAGGTGCGTGCGTGGTTTGGGTTCCCGACTGGAAGTGACACGCTTGAGGATCGAAACCGAGTTGAATGTTTATTTGCTGAACAGCCGTCGAGCATGAACACGTATCCGAACAAGTCGAACCACTCGAACCGCAACAGCACTTACGAAACATTTTTCGCCTTTTCGACCGCCTCGAGCCGTTGGTGTTCGGCCGTCATTCCATGCTGGAAAGCCTGCACCCGTTCGGCTTGTGCTTTTTTCTTGTCTCCAGGGCGCCGAATGAACAACCCCCCCACACCACCGAGAACACCGACGAGCAAGCCACCACCAGGGAACAGAGAAGCGTTCTCGCTGAGTGCCTCAAGTCCTGTATTGGCGACCGACTGGAGTAGCTCAAACCGCTCGCGGCCGGCTTCGATCTCGGCCGCCATTCGGTCCGAGTTGATCTTGACGAAGAGCTTCCATTCATTCCAAGCCGATTCCGCGTCGGCATAGCTTACTGAATCGGGAACGCCGATAGCCTCCTGGACCGGTTCGGGAACATCGACCCGAACAAGCGTCGCAAGGTCGCAGCCCTGAAGCAGTGAAACGCAACCCGCAACAACCGCCGCGAGACCGAGAAAAAACCATGCTTTCGAATTCATTATTTAACCCCCATAAGTCGCGCCTCAAGACGCTGTATGTCTTGATTTAAACCGTCAATGATTCGTGCTTGATGAACCTGGCCAATCGACAATTCAGAAAGCGACCGATCAATTCGCAGATATCCCGCACCGCATGCGGTGAAGATACCGAACGCGATACCGACGATGCCGAACCAGTCGCGAACAGAAAGCGAAACTCGGTTAGCGCGATCGCGTGTCATGATTCCACATAATCAATGTAAACGAAGAAACCAGAATCAGGCTCATCGACCTGTTGACCACGACGAAGAATCATTTCTCCATCGGTTTCGACCTGGACACCACCCGCAATACCGACGGAATCAGAGGGCAATGAATGCTTCATTCCATTTGCTTTTTGAAGGTATCCACCACACGAAACCTGAAACGAAACCCCGCTTGATTTGACGGTGATATCGCCTGTTGGATTTGTTCCGCCGATCGCCTGGAAAAACGACTCTCGGTAAACATCAACTAGAGCCGGAGTGCTCAAAAGAGGGTTCCAAATCTTTCCAACGCGAACCCTGTTCGACGCTCCAGGTTCCGGCATGAATGGAATAGAACGGTTTACCCATGCACTGCCAGAGTAGCTCAGGAAGTCATCAGCGCCCGCGCTCGTGATCGTCACATCAGTCAGATCATCAAGTGCAGTTGATCCACCACCACCGCCTGATTCGTCCTGATTGCTCCACGTTCCAGAGGTGTACTTAAGAACCTGCGAATTCGTCGCGCCTGAAATCGTCACGTCATTTAATTGATTTAAAGCCGCGTCCAGATTGATCGTACCCTTCGACTCGATTGGGCTTGGAGACGAGGACAAGCCAGTACCGGCAATCACCGATGACACTCGAGTCGTGCCAGGAGGCACCGTCGGCTCGGTCCCGTTCTTACGTTCTCCGGTTCGGAGAACTACCGGCGTGATGGTCGAATCACCGTAGACGATTTGGCAGTCGAAACGGTTCGGAGTCGGATCGAAAACGCCGGTATCGTCGGCCGTGAATGCGAAAGACCACGTAGAACCGGAAAGCGACCCCGTGACCTCGAGGGTTTCATAACGAAAAACGGCCGTCGACTGAGTCGCATCGAGTCCCGAGACCGCGAGAGTCTCTGGAGAGCCTGGAGTAAATGAAGAACCGCCTACCGTAATCATGAACACACCCCGTCGATAGGATTGACCGCGCTGAAGAGAAAAACTACCTTTACCGTTCCGTCTGCTTTTGCATTGACAGGACTTCCCAAGACATAACCCGAAATAGGTTCGACATCAAAGTCGTCTGGAATGTTATCCGGGTCGTATCCGCCAGCATTTGTGACCGTATTATCTAATTCAAGGACGTTGAACCCTTTCACCTGTTCGCCTCGTTCCTCATAGGCTGGCGTGCCCCTGAGGTCTGCATCGCCGATATCAACAAGCTGAAGATCATATTCCCATCGATACGGCTGGCCTGTAATTGGATTTGCAGACTTGACCTCTAAAAGGTGAAACGTCGGTTTCCGGTAATCCAAACCAGGGTTTTGCGCATCGTAAGAATTCAAGAGAACATCCCCGATACATACGTCGCAACATCACTACCGAGAATATCTGTAAGACTCCAAGTACCTTGTTTGTAGGGCTGGCGCCATACCGCCTCGGCATGAAAAACCTGAATTGAACCGGCTCCAGCGCCTCGACTAATTGTCGTAAGGTCTTGAGATGAACCGTTAAAAGCTGGAACCATCATATTTCCCTCGCCGAACGTACAAAGTTCCTGCTCGAGGTGGTTAAACCAATCACAAATAAACCGATATGTTGCACGTTGAAAACCGTGTTTTACTTGCACAATTTCAAGGCTGTCAAATAGAACTTGTGAACCGGTCCACACTCCAAACAGTGTTCCGTCTACGTTTGATCGACGGCCCTGGTGGGAATACGACGTAGTGGATGCCGCATCGATGTCATAATTTGAATACACGTTTACTGTAAGACGTTGCTGATGAACTGTTTTCGGCATTGGTCGGCCGTTCACGTCGATTCGTGTTCCAGTAATTCTCAAATTTGAGGGATTGGCATTACTCCAATCGGTGTCAGATTCACTTGGCAGACCTCCAGCGTAGAACTGATCCCAGTCGATCCATGATTGCGCAACCCTACTAGTTCCGGTGAACATCACTTCGACATCGCGTCTATATGCTGGATCGTAGCTCAACAAATCTTTCATAGGGCCAGCCCATGAAAGATTTATATCAACCAAATAAACTTGACCGGTTGAAGATCGTTGTTGTCCGGCGCGAGCCCCGCTCCACCCATCTACAACCCAACTTTGCGTTGGCTGCTCTGCACCGATAGATCCAAAACCACTATTCACACTTGTTGACGTATAGCTGGAACCTATTGGGTAGGTCGATTTCAGTGCGACCCATAAAGAATCAACAGAATCATTTACATCAGAAGTACAAACGACCGAAATCGTTCCTTGAGAAAGCCCTTCGTCCGAAACGGTAAATTTTTGAGAGCCTTGACGTTCGGAAATTAACCATGTCATGGACTCACCCCCCACCAGTTGCTAAACGCCTCACCAACCCCCGTCACAAAGTTATACACCGATCCGGGATTTTGAATTCCGGCATCAATCACTTCCATAGCTGGACCATTCCCACCAGGAATCGATCCGCGAATCAGTGCTTGTATTGCTTCGACCGTGAAGGGCATCGCCGAGCCTATGTTCGATGCTAGGGAAGTCGTTCCGAGTGATTTGTTTGTCCTTGCTTCAAGATCTACCAATCTTTCACCAATTGCAACTTGTGTGTGTGCTTTAATATTTTCGAAGTTGGTCCAGTAGTTTAACCCTGAAGCAATCTTATTATTTGGCGACATCATTAGCTTCATTTTTCGTTGCTCTAGTTTCATTTTTCGCATTTGGTTCGGCATTGAATCAGTAAATGATCCGGTTGCAAACTGATAAGCGCCAGCGACCGCCATGGCAGCGCCAACAGGCGCGACCACGATTGCAGCCGCCCGCGCAACGCCTGCCGCAATTCCTGCTCCCATACTCGCGCCCGCTTGCCCGGTCCTCTCGAGTTCTCTTGATGACTTTCGCGTGACTTGGCCGGTCTTATTTCCAAATTCCTTGACTGAACTTGTCGCCTGTTGCAACCCGGACTCGAGCGCCCTGGTGTCAGCGCCAACATTGACCAACAATGATCCTAGACTTCTCGATTTGCCTGACACAATTGAACCTCTGCTTTCGCAAGTTCCATTTTTTCCGTGTATTTATTCCAGAACAATAAATCAGCCGCATGCCCGTTCATGACTTCATTAATTGGAACCCCGAGGGAGCGACAAAAAGCCCCCAAGGTTCCTAAGTGGGGTCCGGAATGTCGTACTCCAAAAGGCTAGAAACGACACTTTCAAGCTTCAACAGGATCGCCATTGGCTGATCTTGAACCTCTTCAATTGTCTTGAATGCTGGCGTGCTTTCAATAAAGACACACCGAAGAATGAAAAAACAGGCTTTTCCAAAATCATCAAGGTCGAGCGAGGAAATATAGTCTCGACCTGTTGGAGGATTAACCAGATAGTTCGTTCCGTTCAATTGAATTGACTTCGGGGTCATTCTGGATCACCTTCTTTCATTTCAAACGTGTATTGAAACTCCACAGCGGCATCCATTGCCGCAGCGCCATTCGGTCCGGAGGTCATTATGCAATCTCCATAGCTAACCGAATTTGTGCCACCCCAATTGATCGTCAGATTCGCACCAAGTCCACCAAGCGCCCACGACTCCCTCTCGAGTGTGGTGACATTAATCGTTGCGACTTGCTTAATTCCGGAAACTTGTGTGACGCCCGTCGTGTTTAAAGGAGTTGTGTCAACCATTGAAACGGATTGGTTTGAAACATCAACATTTCGAACCGTATTTGAAGAGGCTCCGCCAAATGTGACAGTTGTGCCAAATGAACTGATTGCAGGCATTTTAAGAACTCCAAGAGACGACGACCAAAACGTCGACCTCGTATAAAATTTCGTTTGATGATTCAACTGGAAGAGAATACGAACGGTCGAGAGACTGAATCGAAATCCCTCTAATGTCTGTTGAAGCTGTTACAGAGTAATTTCCTAGACGAGTGATCAAGCCTTGAGAAGTTGACTCGGCGCCGGCGTAGGTACTTGAAAGACATCTAAACGAAACCGTTGAAAGTCTTATTGTTCCGACAACTGTGAGCAAATCTCTTTCGATTTCCTCTGATTGGATCTCGTACACGATCGCCGGTAGATCAAGATCATCGCGGAGATAGGGCTCGACCAAAGTGCCAAGAGAACCGTTTCCGTTTTGAAGCCATTCCAGAAGATCCAAGATCATTTGATCATCCTCTTATATTGTTGCGCCGTGATCCGCTCGCCGCCTGATCTCATTCCCAGTCGAACGGCCGTCTCAAACATTCGGAGCGCTCGAGGCTTCAGACGATCGACGGCTTTTCGAATATGGGTCACCGGCCTTGTACCTGGATGCCGACGGCCGTTCCTAAGAGAATGCGGCTTTGTCCCATACTCGAGCCACCAAATTTGACCCGCGTTCGTCGTCGCTTCGCCCTTTGCGCCGTGCTTCGTCACCCCTCCGGCGCTCATTGAATACCCTCGAAGAGACTTCTTACCCTTGCCGCTCGGATTTCGAGACTTAACCGACTTCGCGAGAGCGACCCGGAGAGACGTTCCCCCGTAGCGCCGGCGGAAAGCGTTAGAGTTTCCGGAGACTTTCGCGCCCTTGATCTCTCGTTTCCACGTGGCCGTCGAGAGCTTCACGATCGGCTTAATAGCGTTCTGAGTGATTTTTGCTTGAACGTCACCCGGCATTTTTTTCATGTTCCGGATGATGTCTTTCTGGCCGATGAGTTCGCCGGCAAGAGAACCCGCCGCCGCCTGATAGGCTTGAGACTTGATCCGGTTACGGTCACGCGCCGACATCATTTCGTCACCTCCTCGAGCGTCAACTCGATTCGGTGATGATGAAGACCCGCGTCAGATATCTCGGTCACGTTGTAGATTTGCGCCGCGTCGAGTCCGCCGTTCGCGTTCTTGAGCCGCGTATCTTTAACGCTCCAAGCGACATCGGTTCGATTTCCGTCGATGACGGCTACCTTTCGTTCCATGCCCTGGAGCGTGTCCTCAAACTCGCCCTTGCCGAACCCGCCTCGAGTTTCAACTTTCGCCCAAACATAGCCCGCATCAGACCACGCCTCGATCGGCTGCTCGAATGAGTCTCGAGTCACCGTTCGAGTCTGAACGATAAAGGGCGCGGAGAGTTGGCCGACCTGGGGAATCATAGGGAAGTTCGAGCCTCCCCCATCATCATCGCGGATGCGATGCCTGACTTGTAGAGCTGCACGGGTTGTTCCATCTGGCGATTCACGTACATATCAGCGACGAGCGCTCGAACGGCCTGCGCCGCCATTGCGGGAATGTCGCTTCGCTTCGGCGCTCCGACTTTCCAAGTGAGGTTCAAGGCGCCGACCGAGGTCGAATCCCATTCGATCACTGAGACCTCACCAGGAGCCTCGTAGCGTGTGATCGTGATATCGACGTTCTCGTCGGTCTTCGCTTGAACTACGAAAGACGTTGACCACGGACGAACGACGAGTTGGATCGGTGACTCAGTGAACCGCGCCGTGAACGTGGTCTGTCGCAGATAGTACGCGGTCGCGTTCTCATAGAACATGACGGCGGCGTCGAGGTACCGTGCGATCACGTCATCCTCGAGGTCGTGTTCGACTCTGAGATGTGCTTTCATTTCGGAAAGTGAGAAGGTCACCGGATTCTGTGATGTGATTCGCATTCGGTTATTCCTTCAAGTAAAAAAGCCCTCCAGAGGGTTTCCCCCCTGGAGAGACTGAACCGCGTTGTTTCTTACGCCATTTTGTAGGTCACGATGCCGCGAGGCTCGGTGATTGCGAAACCTGAGCGGATCGAGGCGAGTAGATTGATCTCACCGGTCGCGCTCAAAGTGTAGGGGTCACGCAGGAAATTGATTCCTTGAACGTCGGCAATTCTCGCCGCGTTCGAAGCCACGTACGCCGCGACGAAGTTTCCAGTGCCGAGAGTGTTACCCTCAGAGGCAACGTAGACCGGACGCCCGAAAATCTGGAACGGACTTTCAAGTGAAAACGTGCTTTGAGCTTGCGCCTGAAGCAAAGGACGATCGTTCGTATCCTCAGCAAGCATGAGTTTTTCGATGACCGCCGGAGAAACCACGAAGGCACCAGAGCGACCAAAGTAACCCGTACCCGAAAGTTTGAGAAGACCTTGAACCATTGCCTGAAGAGTCACTGCCGAAGGACCTGAAAACGTTTCAAGAGTTCCGCCGACAGCAGTCAAATCGCTAAACAAGCGCGCGTCATTACTATCCGCGCCCGTTCCCTTCATGAAGCAAGCGTTCTGAGCAGCGGCGAGGGCTTCTGCCTGCTGCTGAAGAACAATATCTTCAAGGCTGAAAAGCGAGTCGGCGACAGCCTCTTGCGTGACCTGCGTCTGAACAGCGAACTTTCGAGGTGTCGGCGTGGTCGCTGAGAACGTAGGCTCGAAATCGTCGAACGCTGATCCTTCGTCGGTTTTATCCCCGACTGTAACTTGAGTCGCCTGGGTAGGATATCTGATGTCCGCCGTGCTAAAGGTGTCAGTAGCGCAAACCGTACGCATCGGAGCGAGTCGGTCCATGATTGTAATGAACTGACGGTACAACCCGAGATCCGCAAGGGGTCCGGCATTCGGAGTTCCACCGCCAGTGATTGGAAGCTGTCGCGCTTCTGGCATTGCGGTAAATTCGCGTCCGTAATCGCCACGAGCAAATCCTCGGAAGTCCTTCGCAGGAGTGTTCTCGACCTTGGTATCGGTCATGTTCCAGGAACCACGAGCCGACCCGAGACGCATCTCGGCGGATTCGACGGCAGCGGCCGAACGGATCTGACCTTGAAGCGAGTCGGCTTCGCTGTTCATCTTCTCGACTTTTTCAGACTCTTCAGGAGTCAGATTCCGACCCGATGCGCCGTCAAGAACGGCCCCGAGTTCCTTGAAGAGTCGTTCTTCCTTGTCGCGCATTTCAATCAGATTCATTTCGAAAACTCCGCTTTCGCATTTTCATAAGCTGGCCGCTCCACAACGGCCAAATGATCCATGGTCGCTTCTTCGATCTCTCGGAGATAGGCGACCTTTCCCTTGCGAACCGGAGTCTTCCGATCTCGCACCGTGTAAAAACCAATTGACACCGACCCGTCGAGATCGCCCCGCTCAAGGGCTTCGATGATGTCGGTACGTCCTTCGGGAATGCTCGCAGTGAAGCGCAACCCCTCCGGCGTATCTTCGAACGTGATCGTGCCCGCACCGGCTCGAGCGAGAGGAACCCCGCCGCCGTCGTGCGAAAACTGCAAGACCGCGTGATCCGGCACCGTGATCGATCCGGGATTAAACTTCTCTCGAAAGGTTACGCCGCCTTCACGGATTTCGGTGTACTCGTTAAACGGAACTGCCACGCCCTCCAGGACGTTTCCGCGAACCTCTACCGATGTCGATCGAATTTCAAGCGTCATCTCCACCCCCCGAAGCATCGGAGCCAGCGTCGTCGCCGGCAGTCGATGACATTTGCGCGTAGTTCTTCGAGATCACGATCTCGTCCATTCCGGGGGCGTCCAGCGCTGACATCCCGAGCGAGAGTCGAGCCTCGTTCGGAGTCTGGATTCCGGCGTCGATAAGCTGGCGAGCGGCGGCCGCCTGGTTTGAGGCGGTTCCCCGAGTGAGCTGCTCGGTCTTGAATCTCAAGCGCTCGCCAGAAGAGAGGGTTTTAAATTCAAACTCAGCCCCGATGAGGTCGAGCAATGGTCGAAGACATCCCTCGAGATAGGCGGAGAGGTCTTCGGTCGTCGGTGAGGAGCTGGAGTCGATCATGGTGACCGGAACTCCGAACGCTCGAGCGACATCGGCCACTCCGAACTCCTGGAGGGTCGCGTGCTGCTGCTGGTCGAGCCGGGTCGTGATCTCTCCGACCTTCATACCACCGGAGACGACCACCGGAGTTGACCAGGTCGAGGCATCGCCGTGAGTGCTTCTGAACGACTCTTGCAATCGACTGACCGCGTCGGCGCTGATCGGCTCGTCGGTCTCGAGTTTGATCTTCGGAAGAGCGCTCTCGAAGATCTTTTTTGCGGCCGTGTATTGACCGGCGATCATCTCAAACGTCGTCTTGAACTGATCGAGGACACCTTCGCCCTGAAACATGATTCGTTCGGCGCGTCTGAAATGTAGAACGTCGGAGGGCAAGAACGTTTGACCGAACGCCTGATAGGTCAACGTCTGAGCCTTCTCGTCCCAGTTGTAGCCCCACGTCCCGAACTCGGCCGGAGTGATCTCGAGGATATTCCCGCGCCCGTCTCGAGTGATCACGTCGAGATGCTTCCCGTGGATGAGTAGATCATTCACGATCTTTCGGAGATAGTTCGTTCCCGAAATCAGACCGTTCGGAGCGCCCTCGAGTAGCTCGGTCAGCCTCGACTCGACCTCGATATATCCGTTGTCGTATCGGCCCACGACGCACGATGGAACTCGTGAAACGTCGCCCGCGATCAAGTCGATACAGCGACCGACCGACGGGATCCCGAGAATTTGAGTGTTCCCGATGTTCCACGATGACAGTGGACGAAACAAAGCCCACGAAGGACTCGCGGGCGATTTAGCACGATTCGAGATCCTGGAAAAAAGTCCCATAGTTCTTGAGTCGCGGTTCGTCAATGATTGTATCCGTTTTTTTTAGGATTTCAACACGCGATGTCGTCAGATTCGTATATCGACGGATGGTCGCCGCCCTCCTCAAACATCCCAGAAAGACAGTAAATCAGACTCATGAGAGGGTCGATCATGGACCGGCTCGGATCCTTGTCCGGCCGCCGCCCGCCTTGATAGTTCCGGACTCGGCAGTTCTTGAGCGCTCTCTCGAGGACCGGATCGCCGTCGTGAAGGATCTTCCCTTGGCGCACCTTGTCGACGAGTCCCTCGGTTGCGGGTACGACATGCTCGGCCTTCGCTCGTCCGTAGAACGGCCACCGGTCGACCGTTTCGAGCTTGTGGAGCCGGTCACGTGGGAAGGTCCATGTGTCGTATCCGATCATCGGAATCGTGAACTCGTCAACGGCCGCTCGGATCTCGGCTTCGATCATGTCCGGGTCGATGATGCGTCCAGGACATAAAACCAAATGCCCCTGGTCGACCCAATCACACAAGGGAAGGCGTGACCTGTGACCGAAAAATTCGATGCGGTGTTCGGGGAGGAAGTGCCGAGCTTTGACATGGATAACCCCCGTCGGATCGGTACGCGCCAGCGTCACCGAGCAAACGTCTGTCCGATTGGAGTCGACCGCCGCACCCCTCGAGAGGTCGATTCCCATATAGACGGTTTCACCCGCCGGCAGGACCGGCGACCCCTTGCACCTCTCCCAGTCTTGGAGGTCGATGAGGCTCGACACCTGTGAGTCGAACCGAGCGTAATGCTGGCGCACAAAGTCGGAGCGACTCGCCCCATTCCCATGCGTCACCATAGAGTCAAAGTTTCTCCGGATGTCCTCAACCTGAATCGTCACCCCGAGACCAGGGTTCGCTTTTGCGCATAGCTCCTCGGAGAACTCGACCGGATCTTCATCGTCGATGGTCCAGCATAGAGCCACCTCGTGATCCTTCGAATGGCCTTCGAGAAGTTCACCGACGACCTGATCTCGGATCGAGTAGTAGGGGACTTCTCGGTCGTGGTGCGGAGTCGTGAAACAGATCACTTGCCCGTCGGGCCTCTTCGCCGCGCCGGTCATCGCTCGGACCATGACCGGCTTCTGGACGTGGGAGGCTTCATCGAGGAAGGCGATCCGAGACCGTCGACCGTGCCACTTTTCCGGGTCTGGAGGTATGACGTTCACTTCGGATCGGTTCTCGGTGTTCCGAACCGCGCACCCGCCGACCGCATATCGCGGCTCGAGAGGCTCCCCCACTTGGATTGAGAACTCTCGGATGATCTCGGCCGCGTCTCGACCGGCGCCCGATGCCGACGTAGAACCGAGATCAAGCTGTTGCCGGGTCGTCGAATGGTAGAGATGGAACGCTAAAAGCATCCCCGCTAGGTAGGTCTTTGCCCCACCTCGAGCGCATTCAATCAGCACCAGGCTCGAAGCCGGCAAGCCGTCGGCCCGTTTTCGCGCTTCGATCTGAGAAAGAATCCAGACCTGAAACGGCTCGAGCTTTACAGACTTTTCGTAGTCGGGAAGCTGAAGATTTTCGATCCACGTCACGACCCGATCGAGATGCTCCCAATCATAGACCACCGGCCCCGATTCAATCTCCGCCAGGGTCCGTTCCGCCGCCGCTCGGATGAGTTCCCCACCGGCCCGGCTGCCG